ATTGTATGGACTATGGAGTTGTTGCAGTTCAAAAGCAATTTATTGGATCTATGGATTATGAGTGTTATACACGCGACTTTGGACCTCAAAAAGGCACGTATATCTGCACTCTAGACAACTATCATCAGGATCCAGATGTGATTGACTATGCAACAAGTGAGAATCCAGCAGAACACAAGTCACATAACCTGATTGAACTGCAAAATGGACAATTTGCACTTTATCCTAACAACAGAATTCGCATCTATGACAATAGTTTGACGCCTAAAGAACCAAAAACACCCGATTTTAAGGTCTCCACTCGTTATTATCAAGTCGAAAACAGTTATGAACGACTTGCAATGGGCAATGAAGACGAATATTTTTGGAAAACAGCACAAGAACGGGATAGCAACCCCGTAAAAAGTTCTGATTTTAACGAATCAGGAGCACAAAATGACCAAACAAGTCGATAAAGATGAAAATTTTATGAAAAATGAGTGGGGAACTCAATATTTGTCAAGTGAATATGGTTGGGAGACTAAAATTCAGAGGCCAAAAATGCTTCGTGAGATCGCAAATGATGATTTGACACCCAAAAAACACGATTTTTATCATCAAAATGAAATTCATGAAAAAATTCGCAATGATGAGGACTATGATGACTGGGAATATGGAACTGAACCTCTTTATGAATCTAAAAATCCTTAATAAATAAGGTAGAATTATAGTATTCGATGCCTCTAGAAAGGGTTAGTCAAGGGTTTAAAGACATTAGTATGACTTTTCAGATTAACCCTCTGAATAGTGACTTGATTGCACTCAAAAATGAGAGTGCAATTGCTCGTTCGGTGAGAAATATTGTCTTTACCATCCCTGGAGAGAAGTTTTTTGATGAATCCTTTGGTTCAAATATCAGTAGATCTCTTTTTGAAAATATTGATGACATCACAGCGTCCATCATTGTTGATGAAGTTAGACAATCCATTCGAAATTTTGAACCAAGAGTGAATTTATTAGATGTTCAGGCTTTTCCTGATTTTGAGAATAACTCTTTTGATTTGACTATCATTTATGAAATCATTGGAGCAGACATTCCAGCACAACAACTACAATTCGTTTTGCAATCAACTAGGTAAAAATGCCATTAGTCAATTTTGCTAATCTGGATTTTAATCAGATTAAGATAACACTTAGAGATTATCTAAAATCTAACTCTAATTTTACTGATTATGACTTTGAGGGGTCTAATCTCTCCACAATTCTTGATGTTTTGGCATACAACACCTATATCACCTCATATAATGCAAATATGGTTGCAAATGAAGTGTTTATTGATAGTGCAACACTTCGGGAAAATGTTGTTGCGCTGGCAAGAAATATTGGTTATGTTCCTAAGTCAAAAAAAGCAGCGAGAGCATCCGTCAGTTTCTTTATCGATACTACAAATATTACACCTCCACCATCTACAATCACTCTTAAAAAAGGTCCAGTCGCCACAACATCTGGAGCTTTTGGAAATCAATCCTTTGTTTTTTCAATTCTAGAAGATGTTACTGCTCCTGTTATTAATGGAATTGCATCCTTCGATGATCTTAAAATTTATGAGGGTAATTTATTAGTATCAAACTTTACTTACAGTACAAGAAACCCAAATCAAAGATTCATACTCCCAAACGCTGGTATCGATACTAATTTAATTTCTGTTAATGTAAAATCGAATGAAACCTCAACATCTCAAGTTAATTACATTTTACAAGATAGTTTATTTGAAGTAAAATCAAATTCAAAAGTTTATTATCTTCAAGAGATTGAAGATGAAAGATATGAATTATTATTTGGCGATGGCATATTTGGAAAAAAATTAGAAGAAGGAAATTATATCACCGCAAACTATATCGTAACAAATGGGGATAGTGCAAATGGGATAAGTCAATTCACATTTGCGGGCAGACTTACTTATACTAGAAACTCTGTCGAATACACAGTTACCTCTGGCATCTCTCTACTTACAACTGGTCTAATCGCATCAGGTGGAGAACAAATTGAGTCTGTTGATTCGATTAAAAAGTTTGCACCTCGTATATACGCATCCCAAAATAGAGTTTTAACTGCAGATGACTATGAAACTCTCATACCAACAAAAATTTATCCAGAAACAGAATCAATTTCTGTTTTTGGTGGAGAAGAATTTATTCCTCCACAATATGGAAAAGTGTTTATCAGTATCAAACCAAGAACTGGAGATTTTCTTCCAAATTTGATTAAAGAAAATATTAAACTCAAACTTAAAAAATATGCAGTCGCAGGGATTGTGCCAGAAATTCTTGATTTAAAATATCTTTATTTGGAAGTTAATTCAAAAGTTTATTATAACACCAATCTAGCTCCCTCCTCAGAATACGTTTCTACCCTTGTTCAGAACAATTCACGCAAATACTCGGAATCAACGGAATTAAATAAATACGGTGCTAGATTTAAATATAGTAAATTTTTAAAAATTATTGATGATAGTCATGAATCTGTAACTTCAAATATTACTACGATTCAGATGAGAAGAGACATAAGAGTAGTATTAAATACGTTCTCGGAGTATCAAATTGGGTTTGGAAATGAATTTCATATTAAAAATATGAGTGGTTATAATATTAAATCAAGTGCTTTTAGAGTCGCTGGAATTCAGCAAAATGTTTATCTATCTGATATACCAGATACAAACAGATTAACTGGATCTCTTTTCTTTTTCACGGTTCCATCACCAAATTCTACAAATCCAACAGTTGTAAGAAGAAATGTTGGAGTAATCAATTACAAACGGGGTATTATAACGTTAAATCCTGTTAATATTCAAGCAGGGAAAGTAAAAGATGGGCAAACAATTATAGAAATTTCAACTTTTCCACTCTCTAATGATGTTGTAGGATTACAGGACTTATATTTACAACTAGATAATAGTAATAGTATTTTTGATATGGTTGTAGACAATATTTCATCTGGACTGGATCCATCAGCATCCACTTACATATCATCCTCAAGTTATGCAAATGGTCTTCTTGTTCGTCCTGGAGGATTAGTAGAGGTATCTACATCTGTAACTGGAACTGTAACTGGAACTCCAACCACATCAACCACATCAACCACATCAACCACATCAACCACATCATCTTCATCTGTGGCCGCTGGAACTTATTCAGCACCAACAACATCATCTGGTTCATCTGGTTCATCTGGTTCATCTGGTTCATCTGGTTCATCTGGTTCATCTGGATACTAATCAAGAGTAAAATAATAAAATGTCAGAAAAAAGAATTCAATTTAGCAATGTAGTTCAAAATCAACTTCCCTCATATGTTAGAGAGGAGTTTCCCCTAATATCAGAGTTTTTAAAACAATACTACATCTCTCAAGAATTTCAGGGAGCTCCAATTGATCTTATTAATAATATTGATCAATATATTAAATTAAATGAAACTACAAATTTATCAGATGGTGTAATATTATCAAATGATCTAGAATTTGAGTCTACAACAATCAATATTGATCTACGAGAGTCTCCAAGCGGAACTAAAGGATTTCCAAACTCATATGGACTTTTAAAGATTAATGATGAAATTATTACATATACTGGAATTACAACCAGTAGTTTTACTGGGTGTGTTAGGGGGTTTAGTGGTATAACCACTTATATTACTAATAATACACCAGAACAATTAACATTTTCATCCTCAAATTCCGCAGAGCATCGGGGTAGTAAGTATAAAATAACCGCTGGTGGTAGTGTATTAGTTAGAAAAGGGGATACGATAAAAAATTTAAGTATTTTATTTTTAACGGAATTTTTGATTAAATTAAAAAAACAATTTCTACCAGGATTAGAAAATAGAAAATTAACAAATCAATTAAATCAAAATCTTTTTATAAAACAATCTAAAGATTTTTATTCAACTAGAGGGACTGATAGATCTTTTGAAATTTTATTTAAATCGTTGTATAACGAAGATGTAAAGGTTGTTAGGCCCAGTGATTATCTTTTTACCCCTTCATACGCAAATTATCAAGTTGTAAAAAACTTAGTTGTAGAAGCAATAGAAGGAGATCCACTAAAACTTGAAAATAATACGTTGAAACAAAATGAATACAATAATTTATTTACAAGAGCATATGCACCGATAGGAAATATTACAAAAACTATTTCTGGATTAGGTCAAACATATTACACTTTAAATATTGATGCTGGATATGATAGAGATAAGAGAGTTGATGGAGCAGTTTATGGAGCATTTTCCGTTCATCCAAAAACAAAACTAATAGGAACTGTAAGTGCTGGCGCCACAAAAACTTATGGTGTAACAAATAATGGATCTGGCAACTATGTTTTTACCGGTGATGCTATCGGAAGTAATCCAACTCTCAGTGTAATAGTAGGAGATATTTTAGTATTCAATGTAAATGCATC